CTCTATTATAGCAAATTATCTTGAGACTAACTTGAGATGTGTGGAATCTCAGATAAGACAAATGAGTCGCATGAGACTGATTGTGAAATGATTGTGAGATGTGTGAGTCTCAACATACTTTCGTTGGGACTGATTTGCATTTCCTCACAAAGGTTGACTTTCGTTTCCTGTTAATTGTTGACGGATATTGTGTTAAGACTGGTTTAAGATCATTGTCTTCTAACTCTGTTACAGTATTGTAAAGAGACTTGTAATACTCAGTCGAATGTTTATAAAACTTAAAGCGTTGATGATTCATGTTGGACTCCTGATATTAAGCAAATACCATTGTCGCAACTTGAGTCTGTTGAGACTCTACTGCTACGCCTAGTGTCTTAAGGTTCTCAATGTCTCTCTCATTGATAGTCTTCTTACCAGTGAGACTAGTAAGAGCCGCAGCTAGTGTTGGATCTGTAACATAGTGTAATGTCTTACCAAAGGCTGTCTTAGGTTGTGTCTTGATGGTCATGGTTTGGAATCTCCTTTTCTCTCTTATGTACTTATTATAGCAGTCCAATATGAGATTGTGTTGAGATTTCAGCGTTCCCACACGTTGCATTTGAGTCGCATATGATTGTGAGTCTCAGTCTGATACAGCTTGATACTGTCTGATACTGAGACGCAAACAGATGGCGGCATATACTACTTGACAAGTCTCATGTTGCGTCCGTGTTGCGCATGATTGTGAACGGCTACCCGCACTTGACGTGTCTCAGACGTAGACACATAGTAGATCCGTCCTTGTTGCGCTGAGACTCAAGAGAATCGCTGGACTAATGAGTCCCAGTAGTACTATAATAACAACTGTGTCAATGGGGGAAACTGCACCTTGCCTACGTCGTATATCGACCTCTCAAATTTGTGTCATTTTTTTAGACGATCCATCTGTTTATGGTAGTCATCTATAGCTGAATCAAGGTTAGCTTTGATAGTATAGTCAAGATAGAGCTGTTCTAGCCAGACTAAGAAGCCTAATATAAGAAAATTAAGGTGTGGTAGCGGTGTTTTGACCTCTTTATACACCTGTTTAAACTGACCTGTATGTAAATGCTTCATTTTTTCTTAAATAAAGACTCTAAATACTGCTTTTTAAGTTGTAAACGCTGCTCTTGGAGGTTCAAAAGAGGCCACTTATTAAGCTTTAGGGCGACTTTTATCTTTCTCCAATGAGCTAGCAAGGCCCTTTCAAGGGCTGCAAATAGCTTCATGTTGGTTAGTTGGAGTAGGTTTATGAGAAATATCCACTCATAGGATATTAGGTACAGGAGAGGAGTCCACCCTTCTCTTCCCCTGTATAAGTGCGTGATCGACCTAACGCCAGTTATGGTGGTCGTTGTAGTCGTCTAAACCCTGACATTCACGCCTTTGGTCTAGATCATACCCCATTACGAGGTGATTTGCACTCGCTTGAGGGTTATCTAGAAACTCTTCGAGCATATAATCCCATTCTTCCTTCTTTCTGAGCCTTATTTGGTCTTGTGCAGAGATAGCTAGGGCATCTGTAAAGTATTTTACACCCTGAGCAAGACAATCAAGCCTATCATCGTGTTTGACAGCCCTTTTCTCTCGACACATACGACTCATTTGATAAAATAGCATATAGAGGAGCCGCTCTTCAGCTGGACTGTCTTTGTTGGACGCATAGTCCCAGTCAATAACACCCCTGTCAACAATGAGACGATGCTGATTAAGCACAGGTTCAAGGGAGTCAATAATTCTGTCTTCTTTCCGAACATTTGCACGTACCTCTTCAATATTAATGTTTTGTTTTGTGTTGATAAGATGTTTCTTAAATAGTTCGCCTACGATGCCATCTCCAAAGTTTGTTTCAATAACCAAGCTTGTGACTCCATATGTTCTGCATCGTCTGAGGATGTCGAGCAAGGTACTATCCGAGTACCCGTCCCTGTAGGCTGACATCTCATGCAAATAGATAAGTCCATTTCGTTGAGAGAGGAAGGCGGCAGCCGTTTCATCCGTTCCACGACCGCTTGGGTCAACACTGCAAATCGTTTCATCATAGCTGCTCCACTCTCCCACGAGTTGCATTGGAGAGTAAAAGTAATCACCCGGGAGGCCGACTGTTGGGGCATCTCGTATGACTTTACTAGGATCTGAGCACCATACGATATCCTCGGGTGCAGTGTTAGGGTTAACAGAAGTGACGATAAGATCAGCCATCTTAAGGGGGAATTTTTGTGCATCTGAGAGTGTTGTGTCTAGTTGAAATTGAAGCATAAAGTTACTACGACCCATAGATGCTTCACGTTCTATGAGATCTTCGTCTGTGAATCTATCATCTGTTGGAGCCCATTCTTCCGCACCCATATCAACATCTTCTTGGATTTCGGGTGCAAGGATCCCCTCATATTTAGATAGCTTGTCTTGTCGTGGATATCTGGCCGGCCAAACAAGTGGTCGATAATTCCGCTCCGCGAGCCTACGATAAATAGTAAAAGTAGTCTGAGGAGTCCCGAGATACATAATACGGCTATCGCTTTTCGGCGTAAGGATGGATTCTGCTTCTGTGCAGAGTTGTAAGAGTTTTTCACGCATGAACTCCGTAAGTGAGTTACCCGGTACTTCTACGTCATCCAAGATCATCAGGTCTGCACGAGATCCTGTCAGCTGTCCGGTAATACCAACTGACTTGACTGATGGTGCTTGGTGTGGGCTACAGTTAACATCAAAACTTATCCTTGACCATCTACTGTCGTCCGACTTAGGTTGGAGGTGTTTTAACCAAGGGGTGTCTATGATGAGTTTCTGTAGAAAGATAGACATGTTGTCTGCACGTTCTTTTGATGCAGAGATTATCATAACCTTTCTTTCTGGGTCGTTAAATAGTGTCCATAATACGAACGCACCAGTAATCCACGACTTACCTACACCACGAAACGCCTGCACTTGCAAACGCTTCGGGCCGTTCTGTAGGTAGTCCGCAATCGCGTACTGTGCCCTCGTAGGACTCGGCAAGTTCAGCTCCGCCCACAATGCCTGTAGGAAGAGCTTGAAGTCTTGCTGTAGTAAAACTAGGGAATTTTCCATTTTTTCGGTTAATCATCTATAGGTAATCTCAACTGTCCAGATTCTTTATCTCGCTCAATACTACGTTTCAAGGTTCTCTCTCGTTTATCTAAAAGCCTTTGAATGTAAGACTTTCTATTACCAACTCTTCTAAGTTTTGCAAGTTCTTTCTTAGCATCTGCTATATCTTTTGGATCAATCAACTCATACTCTTGTCGAGTCAAAGGGCCGTCTGGGAAGTTTTCATAATCTTCTATATACTCTAAAAGATCAGTTGCTTCTTGTAGCTGCCTAATATTAGTTTTATCTCTTGAAACTATATCTTGAATAACATTTTGTACAGTTTTAGGAGAGTATTGTTTGCTAAGTATAACTGGCATCAATTCTTCAGCAATCTCCTCTGGAAGTATATCTAATTTATACTCTGCTTTAAATATAGCCTGTGCATCTCGTAATACTTTATCACCCTGATCGACTACATCAAAATAATCTTCTACTACTTCCATGTGTAAGTTAGCTGCTTCATCACTTAGATGACTTTCGCTCATTATTTGAAATCTAGTTTTGCCTGTATTTCTGTGCTGCCCGTTCCAATACTTTAAGTTGCCTTCATTAAGTCCATGTAAGTTGTTAAAGAAATTAGTTTTTACTCTATGACTCTCTGGATCTAACAAACCTAAGTTTGGTCTAGCATCACCCGGGGTGTACCCTCTTTTTATTGCATACTCTGTAATTCTTCTCCATAGTTTGTCACCCGGAGCTGTATTATGTAGCATACCTAAAGATTGTACCAAGGTTAGTCTGTGGTCTAAATCTAAACGATTTTCTGTAAAACCAAGTCTTGACATATCATCACCATATATATCTTTAAACTCATCAACTAACTCTCGTCTATAGTTATTAAATGCGTTTACTCTACTTTGATATTGAGTTCTTCTTGTTAATTTAGCATATGGCAACCCTGTACTAGGGGCTGTTGCATAATCACCAGCTATTAATCTACGATAACCGGGTGCAAATCTATTACTTGTTAAGAAAGCACCATAATCTAATCTACCGTCGTTAAGTAAATTATTATCCATAGCTCGTCTTAGCATATTTCTAGACGTAATAGGATCAATCTCTGGTAGTTTTAACGAGAACTGCTGAGGAGGATTAAATGTTACTTCACTCTTTAATTTACCTAAGTTAGGATCAAGAGGATCAGTAACTCTAAAATCAGGATTATTTATTTCATAATACCTTCGTGTTAAAGCATCATCAGAATCTAAAGGATCTATACCTTTTAGTAGTCTCATCTTAAGACCAGCTTGTTGACGAAGTAAATCATCTGTAGCTCCAGTAACTGGTGCTGCGATATTTTTAGTAGTCTTAGCTGCTTTTGCTGCTTTAGTAACCTTACCAACAGCCTTAGCTGCTCCAAGATAAGGTATAAATGCTGTGCCTATACGTGTACTATATGTAAATGATCTAGGGTCTATAAGGTCTTGCTGTTCTGCAAGCTTACCAACCTGACTAACAAGACCCTCTTCTAACTGACCTATTTGTTTGATGACTGGTAGATTAGCTACAAACCCAAGAGTCCGAAGACCACCCCTGACTATATCGTCAGAGATGCCTTCTTTATCTTCAGCAGCCTTAGCTACATACTGGGTAAAAGCGTCTATCTTACCATCAATCGCATCATTTAGTCTAGTAAACAAAGGCATCTTTTCTTCATTTTCCACGTCTCTTTAACTTAAATTTAGCGTTTTCAATTCTTAGTTTAGCAAGACGCTCCGGTGTAAATCCAGATTCAAGTAAACCTTTTTGTATTCTACTAGGATTTGCTTTAATCATACCAGCTACATCAGATTCGCTTGCACCTGATAATATCTGTAGTCTAGCTATTCTACCATTTGTTTCGTTTAACTGATCTTGTAAAGTAGAACTACCAGCAGCTGCACTAGCAGAGTCTGTGCCCTGTAAAATTTTTAAAGTATCTTGTAGCGAATCACCAGTACCTTGAGAGCTGGTATACTTCATCATTTCATCTACGTTAACAGCACCTGTTTGTTCTGGTGCAAAGTCAGCCATAGTTGGGCCTCTATCTGGTTCTTCTTCTTTAAGTGAATCAACTACTCCCGTAAAGTCAAAGTTTTTATCTGCTTTTTCTTGTTTTTCTTTTTCTATAGCAAGTTTACTTCTTTGATCTTTTGGTGTACCCTGTAGTTTACCACCAGCTTTAAGAAAGTCATCTAAGTTTCCTACTGTTTCACCGCCACGAGTAGCAATACCATCTGGGCTTACCACTACATTCGGGCCAAACTCCCTCTTCATTGACTTCTCAAAGTTCAGTAGCCTAACTCTTCTGTTATTATCTTCTATACCACTCTTACTTTTTAGTAATCTTTTTCTTTTTTTAATAAATTGATCTGTTGGGTTTGAACTTGACATGTTAATTAATGTGTGATAAGATCGTTTGTTCTCGGTCTGTTACTCCGAATGTGGCTCTCATCCAGTCGAGCCAGTGTCTACTACCTTTTTCCTGATTGCATCGTCGACAAGAAGCCACGACATTCGCCGTTTCATCTCTACCCCCTTTGCATTTGGGGCGTACATGGTCGATAGTGAGTTGTTGTAATTCATAAGTTCCTCCACAATAAACGCATTGACAATTAAAGTGCTCTTTGATAGCTCTTCTCCAGAGCCTTTTAGATTCTGAACTCGTCATGGTTATTAAGTTGTGTAAATAGTAATCAGGTGTTGGTAGTAATGGGGTCATTTTTTGCGACTTTTACGGTTAATTGATGGCTTTTGTGTTCTGCCCTTGGTTGTGCTACCCTTATAATGTGCGGCATCGAGGCCGTCACGGTTGCCATATGTACCAAGTTTCTTATTAAGTTTGTTCGCATTGACTCTAATTGCTAAACCTTTTGGTGTTTTGTTGTATTTAGACTGTTGCTTACGTCGTTTGGCAGCAGCCTTTGGATTTTTCTTGTAATAGCTAGAAGTTTTTGCCATAGACTTTTCTCTTAACTAAAGATGGATCTACAGTTGGTATGATCTTGTTGAGTTTGTCCAAGGGACTACCCTCGTAAGCGACACCTGTGATGTCATTGGTTTTGAGCCAATCACAAGCTGCCTTTAGATCTTGTACTGTTGCTTCTCCACTCTTGATTCTGCGTAGAAAGTCCTCTGTAACAAGGTAGTGTAGCTCGTTAAAACTCTCTTCGGTTGCTTTCTTGGGTATAACCCTTGGATTCTCCATATTATTCTGGTAATAAGTTTTTCTTGACAAGAGCTGTTAGCTTGTCATCTACTGTGTTGTCAGTAGTTTTACTGTATGCTTCTAGTAGTTTAACTACAAGTTCTTTTACAGCTTTGCTGCCCATAAATTTGAACAGTATTGGTTTAATTAGTGCAATCATTAGAATGAGGGGGTTGATAAATCTGCGTCTTCTTTAACAAAACGTCCGGCTTCGTCACGCTTTGCTTTTGTTTTTTTCTTTGGTTTTTTCTTTTCAGCAGCTACTTGTGCTGCAATTTTTTCTGATAGTGTGCTCATTTTTGCCAAGTCCATTTTTTCTTAGGTTTGGGTGGTTGTAAGGCAGATATAGGTACGACATCTTGGCATAGCACTACCATTTCTGATTGAGGATGGAATGTAAAGCCACGCTGTCTAAGTTCTGCACATTTCAACGCACGGACTAGCTCATAGTCTAGTCGCATTTTTTCTTCCTGACGTTTAGCTATATCTCTACATTGCTGTAGACCTTTACGATCTAAGGGAACCATAAAGTTAACTTGAAAGCCCCAGTTTTGACTGATGTTGTAACCATCTTCAACTTCTGGTTTTGTATCGTTGCCCATATAAAAAGGACTAAACGTCATGGTAGACCCATTACATTGTATGTTTGGGCCATATACCTGACGTGACGACGCACCGTTGTTCTGAAACTGTACGGCTTGGTTCGTCACATTACCCGTAGCAGCAGCTACAGGATTTGATTTGTTTACTGTATCTCCTTCTGCAAGTACAGGTGTTACTGAGAGAAGACAGAGAGCGATGTAGTAGTAGAGTTTATTGTAAAGTTGCGTGTATAGTCTCGCTGCTCTACTATGCCTGCTGCTCTTGTTGTTGTTTCTAAACTCCATGGATTTGCTGTGTTAGTTACAGAAAATGTTGTACCACTGGTAGCAATGTCTGCCGACGGAGTTACATTTGTTCCAGACCAAGTGTTTACGGCTGCACCGAATACTTGCACTTGCTCTGTCTCGACGATAGTTTGAGTTGTTGTAGTTGTACTGTTCATTGACCCTGTTGTAAACTGAGGGGTAACAGTGTTTGCTCTTGCTACTGCGGGTGATAACAGGGCTAAGAGTATGATTAGTTTTTTCATACTTTTGGTTGTTTGTCTTTTTCGCCTTTTGTTCTACCTGTAGATAGGCCAAAGGTTGCTAGGGCTCCAGTAAAAATTGAAGCCACGAACGTGATATCTGATGATGCTCCAGTCTTTTTGACCATAGGTAGCTCTACATAGTTTAGTGTGATTATAAACCCAGACCAAATGACTACACCTAGACGCACTATTGCACCTAGAACTGCCATCTGTTCGTCATGGTCATCTATGTTTTCTTTGATTTTTCTGAGCATGCCTTTCTTTTCTGGCGGTTTTGTTTCCATTTGTTTATCTTGCCTTGTAAGAACTTTTGTATTCTATCCTTTAACGCATTGATTACAGGTTGTGTAACAGTCGCAGCTGCCACAGCCGTTACAGCAGTAACAGACGCAGCAACTAAGACTTCTTGCGATGGTAAAGTGATACTAGGTAAGGGTGGAAAGTGTATTTTTGGGGGTGGGTTTTCTTCTGTTTGCACCTCCTTTGTACCTTCGGGTCTTCGTAAATCGCTCGGAGGTACGACCAAAGGTTGATATGAGGGAACATCTGCTGTAGGGAGAGGTAAAGAAGGAGTTTTTAT